TTTATCTCTTCTCTTTAATGTTATGCAGTTATTGTTTGATTAAGTTGTGCAGATGTGATCGCATTAATAATCTGTACATTATCCACAGTTGCGGAACTTACAATAATTTCATTGTACTCCGCATTGATCTGCAGCAGGCTACCAAATGCTTCATTAGTACTGGTTGGCACTATGGTCACGCTAGCAATGTTAGGGGCCAGTACGCTGTGTAGATAAGCAGACAGTTCACTAAAATAAAAGGTTTCACCAAAGTCCCAGTTGGCAATATCAAAGTATGTGTTGATCGCGGCTATCACTGAAGTTTTGACATCATTGTCACTGACTACCACGCTGGAATTTTTAACTACCTTGAATGTGGCCCTTAGTGCAGGTTCAGCTTTATCACCAAACACTGGTTTAAACTTCGCAGGATTGTAGATGATGGTGTCACTGATGCTTTTGTATTTTTCTAGGCTACTGTAGTCTACTCCCAATACTTCAGGTGTAGGTGCTGAAGGTTCTAACACTGTGTTTGTACTGTCCTGTACCCAGGCTAGGTAGTCTGTGGCATAGGTCTTGGTCAGGATAAACAGATCAACGATATTATTAGGACTTGGATCAATCCTACGATTGTTTGGACTGCTGTGCCTGTATTGGAAGTATAAATCTTGGCGACCAATTTTTGCAGTATACCCGGTGACCGTATTAAGAGTATAACTTGCACCATTCACAGTCAATCGATAAAAAGTATCAGTAGGGCTGATATAAAACAACTGACCATCTTGGTACAGTGTAATTTCAAGCTGTGCTGCTGTGAGAGTCTCATAAACACTGACCACTAAACTGGAGCTGACTGGAGTTTGTGTCACAAAATTATCATAGCCAAAGGTGTTTTGAAAGTATACATATTTTTCACTAGTGTTAGTATCTGGGCTGACCAACAACTCAAATAATTCTGGATTATCAGGGATCCCATCATCGTTGCTATCAGGGAAAGTTACCAATACCTTATTGGAGTTGGTGTAGCCATCTACTTCAACTATGTTATCATAGATATGCCAAATGTAGTCTAATGCTAACGATTCGTTGTCATCTGGATTAGTGTTGATTTTTAAAATCTTGACCTGATCCTTGATCACAAATCCAGTGCGTGGATCAAAAATTTTCACTCGATCATCAAAATAGAAATTAGTTTCCCTCACGCTCTCAAACATGTATTTTAATCCACGATTATACACTGTGTAGGTCTGGCCCACTGCTTGGAAACGGATTAACCAACTACTGTCCAGTTCCCCTGCACTGGTATTTCCTGAATAGACAAGGCTGAATTTGCCTGTGTCTAGATCTTCTGGCAATATCAACCTCCATTCCGAATTATCCACGTCATATCTCAATCCAAAATCTTTGTAGGCTTGTATGAATTCCACAATGCTAATGGTAAGAGCATTGCCAAATTCATTGTTGAACACTGGAAATACCCTCACTGCCACTGCTCCTGTAGGCACTATTTGATTAAGAGTGATTGGACCGCTGCCATTGGCCAGATTCCCTTCGCCCCCATTAGTACCATCTGCTAACACCTGTATTATCTGTGCATAGATAAAATATTTGTCACCACTGTTTCTTGGAACACCTAGTTGTATGGTATTGCGTGCATCAAAATAATATCCCGAGCCTGCTGAGAATTTGATGATCGCTCCCTGTTTAAAATATTTCTTGCTGTCTGCAACAAATTGACCCACCTGCAGAATTTTATCTGTGTTGTCATAAAAATATCCAGTAATGCCTGCGTCGTCTAGAGATTTGTTCCATAGCGTGTTTGAGATACCTATGGCATTGTAGGTAGCATAGAAAAGCTGTTGTATTTCTTTGGTAGATGCCAGGGGTTTGACCTGATTGTTAATTACTCTAAAAATGTCATTGGTGGTATTAAAACTAAAATTAAAAGAACTAATAGGATCATCTCTGTACAATATTCCATCTTGACAGAAAATATTGGTAGATGAATACTTGCCGGTGCTGTCGATCACATCAAGATAACGGCTTACACCTGAGCTGGTGCGATTCACTGCTTTGACTTTGAGTACACTGTTGAACAATGTGTAGGGTAGAATGTTGTAATCCTCACCCGTGACCATTCGATCCTGGGTGTAGTATTGTTGGGGAGCTTTTTGTCGCACATCTTCCACTGTTTCACGTGTGGTAGCATTAGTCACTGTGTAGCGCAGGCTGGCACGTATGTTAATAGTTTCTGTACGACCTGTACGGCTAACGTAGTTGATGGGCACCACTATTCCACGCAGTTCGTCAGGTGAAATTTTATAGCTTAGTCCATTACTGACTCTATAGTATAGTCTGAATCGGCCCTGAGGTATGTTGGCAAAAGCACCATCTCCAAATATGAGATCAACCTGATCACCTGCACGGGTATTGATCTGATAGATATTTTTATTGGCTGTCTTGTTGTAGATCACGTTAGTTACACCCACGCTGGGAACTGGAGTCCACAAGGCGTTGAAGCTACCGTTTTTGTCCAAGCTGTACAGATAGATATCTGTGTTATTGATATTGCTTACATTAAGATTGTACACACGATTAGGCAGGCTTTCTTGGAAATTTATATCTATGCTCTGCAAACCACCTTGTTTGAAGAACAAAAAGAAACCAGTGTTGTTGCTGCTGTTGCCCAGATTGTCATTTCTAAACAGCAGATTGAAGCTACTGTTTGGTCTAGGTGCAATTTCGTAAACATAGTTTTGACCAGCAGTGGTAGGACTCACCGCTTCAAAAGATATTTGGCTTCCTTCAATGGCAGCACTGAACGCAAAGGTGGCTGTTAAATTTGGCACCAGATTGATCTGATATTCTTCTGTGTTTATGTTGTTAATTAATTTACTGTTGCTGGGCTTGCCAACTGCTTGATTGGAATTCAGGCTGGCATTGATCACTGCTGTAAACTGCTCAGCCCAATTATCATTGGCTGAATCTGCCCAATTGATCACTAATCCTGCAAGATTGAGACCATTGCTGTCATATAATGTTTCTGTAGTACTGACTGAATCTACTTTTAAAAATCCACTGGCAGGAATATTACGTTTAGGATTGTAGCTGATTAGTCGGGCTAGTTTTAATACACTGTCACGGCGCTGTGCAGTGTCAATGAAGTTTTCACGGGCATTAAGATCACCACGGAATGCCAAGCTCTGACCTAGGAATGCAATTAGATCTATCAGCGCAATAAATTCTGAGCTTTCAACAAAGTCGTTAAAGTCTTCAGGATAGTATAAGCGCAGATAATCAACCATGCTCTTTCGCAAAGTTTCATAGTCATAGCTTTGGAAATCTGCGTTACGGAATGTTTGATACAGCTTAGTCCAGTCCTCGGCAACTAGTAAACTGCTTTGTCTTGTGGTAATAGCCATTGATATTTTCCTGTTATAATGTATTTATCAGGAAAAATAACTGGGTTGTTAATTAAACTGCTGAGAGAGTATTATTCTGATTATCAAACTGTAAATTTAATAAATTAGTCTGATTTGTCTTTAAATAACGCAGTTGTAGTTCTATCTGTATACCTTGATCGTATTCTGTGACCACCACATTGTCAATGGACAGTCTGGGATCATAACTAGCAATAGTTTTTATGTCTGTAACAATCACGCTTTTTAGGTCTTCTGTTAGGGGTTCATGGATAACGTTCCATATGATAGTACCAAAGTCCGGATTCATCAGTTTTTCACCCTTGCGGATGTAGAAATGATTGATCAAATCTTGTTTAACCAATTCAAAGTCTGTGAGGCGGAACTTGCGTGTGCGCCCGATAGTACTAAATCCACGATACATGATAGCCATATAGATATTTATCCTGCTTTAACTGCTGGTACTTGCGGTGCTAGTACTGCTACCGCATACTTGCCTTTTTGGAAATAGCTGCTACCAGTGGTACCAAATGCGTCTGCACCACCCTGACCGTTGCGCCATTTATTAGCACCGCCCGCACCTAGTAGATGACTAGTAGCCAACATACCACCGACTTCTTCTGGAGGCATGTCAGCTGTGACAGCACCATTCTTGACCATAGCAGTA